GCGTGGGATATTTCTACAGCGTCTTCTGACAGCGTTTCATTTAGTTTTAATTCGCAAGATGACAATCCTGTTGCTGCAACTTTTGGTGACAGCGGAACAAAAATGATAATGGTTGGGCTTACCCAAGATACCATTTTTCAATATGCGTTAACCACTGCTTATGACCTTAGCACAGCTAGCTACAGCAGCATTTCGTATGACCCAACAACGCAAGTTACTGGCCCTAGTCACTTAGCGTACAATAACGATGGCACAAAATTATATGTCAGTGCGTATAGTTCTAGCGTTATATATCAATATTCATTGTCAACTGCTTACAATGTAAGCACTGCGAGCTATGACAATGTAAGTTTTTCTTTTACCTCTCAGGGTACAAATGCTTACGGATTCACCTTTAGTGCCGATGGTGGAAATCTTTATACAGCCGCACGCTCCAATGACACGATCTTTCAATACACAACTTAGCGGGATAAACTTATGCTTTTAGTTAAAACAGCAGACGAAAAGGTAGATAAATTTCCATACACGATCAGAGATTTACGCCGTGACAATCCACAGACCAGTTTTCCTAAAAAAATTGGTGATACACTTCTTGCAAGTTACGGCATTTATCACGTTATGCCTGACGCAGAGCCAGACTATGACTCGCTGGTTCAGACTTTAGTTAAAGGCACACCTGTTTATAGAAATGACAGGTGGGAAGTATCCTACACAACAGCCAGCAAATCTGATGCTGATGCTAAGGCATCGGTGCGTAATCAACGTGACAGTTTACTTATTGAAACAGACTGGATGGCTTTAAGTGATGTTACTATGTCATCTGAAATGACTACCTATCGGCAAGCTTTGCGTGACATACCATCACAAGCTGGTTTCCCTGCAAGCGTTACTTGGCCGACTAAGCCGGAGTAAGGCAATGGATTTGGTTCATGTCATAGATGGTTTGATTGGTTGTTTAGTGCTTGGCTTTGGCTATTGGGCTAGCACTCTTAGCAATGAAGTTAAGCGTATTGAGATATTGCTAAATAGAACTAGAGAAGAAGTAGCTCCATCCGGTGATCAAATCCGTAGACTTAGTGAATCAATGGTGAGATTAGAGACAAAGCTAGACCGCGTTTTAGAGAAAAAATGAGATGGTTGTCGCTGAAGTTTTGACTGGCATTGCACTGGTTCAATCATCTGTAAAATTTATAAAGGAAAATATCAGTACTGCTAGAGATATAGGTCAGATAGCAAGCCAGATAGATGATTTGTTTGCTGGTGAAAAGCAAGTCCAGCAAGCTAGAGCTAAGAAATCTGGCGGTGGTTTGGGCGATCAGTTTGGTGTTGATACAGTAGCTAAAGAAATTATTGATGCTCGTCTAGCTGCTGAACAACTTGCAGAAGTTGCTAATATGGTGGACATGCGGTTTGGTCATGGCACTTGGGCTGGGATTATAGCTGAGAGAGCCAAGCGTATCCAAGAACAACGAGAGATTGTTGCGGCTGCTAAGAAAAAGAAAATACAAGAGGCCCAAGAGTTTGAAGAAAACATGAAACAGGTTTTGATTGCTGGTTGTGTTTTGGGAACAATAATTGGTTTCTTAATTTTATTTATAATGATGGTCTTATGATTTCTGTAGAGCAGTTTTTAGCTTGGAAGATATTGCCGCGCTGCATGATGCTTGCATCTACAGTAATGAGTTGGCGTTGTGCTGAATGGTTTATGGAGTTAGATGTTCCCACTGCTAGTCAGTCAGCATTTGTATCTGTAGTTATGGGCGTTATGACAGGTGTGTTTGGCATTTGGATGGGGCATGAACATAAGGGGGAGACAAAATGATACAAGCATTAATAGGCCCGATTGCATCATTAGCTGGCAGCTGGATGGAATCAAAAGTTGAGCAGACTAAAGCTAAAGGCGCGGTTGCCAAAGCTAGAGCAGAGGCAGAGGCACAGGTTATGGTTACAGCAGCTACACATGAGGCTGGCTGGGAAAAAATTATGGCGCAAGCGTCAGATAATTCTTGGAAGGATGAGGCATGGACAATTTTGTTTATAGCTATAATTGCTATGTGCTTCATTCCTTTTACCCAGCAGTATGTTGACGATGGTTTTGCTGCGTTATCTCGTACACCAGAGTGGTTTCAGTGGGCGATGTATGCTTCAATTGGTGCGAGCTTTGGTATTCGTGGCTTAAAAGGATTTAAGAAATGAAATTATCAGAACATTTTAGCTTAGAGGAAATGACTAAAAGCCAAACGGCTTTGCGGCGTAATCTTCCTAATCAGCCCTCAGAAGCTCAGACAGAGGCGTTAGTTCTTTTGTGTGAGAATGTACTAGAGCCAGTGAGAAGCCACTTCAGCATACCTTTTACGCCTAGCAGTGGGTATCGTAGTGCAGAGTTGTGCGTTGCCATAGGTAGTTCAGTGTCTAGTCAGCATGCAAAAGGTGAGGCTGCTGATTTTGAGGTGCCATCTATATCTAATCTTGAGTTGTGTACTTGGATCATTAACAACTTAGATTTTGATCAGCTTATTCTTGAGTGCTACACTGGTGGTAATACTGGGTGGGTACACTGTAGCTATAAGCCAGAGGGTAATCGTAAAGAAGTTCTTACCTACGATAAAGAGAATGGTTATCGTAAAGGATTGTTAACTTAAAATGGGCCAGCCGAAGTCGGAAAACGGCTGACCCACTAGCAGGCGGAGAACTAATCAACCTGCTTTAGTCTTTAAAATGGTACATCTTCTGATGGCATTGCGCTAGTGACATTCTCATCTTTGATGTTGTCACCGAACTCAGGTATCTCATCATCTATTGGCTTGGGCTTGTACTCTGATACCTGCAAAGACATGTAAGCATTGTTATCTTTCATCTCTTTCCAAGATGCAATCTTCCAGTCTTGGTGCAGCCCATCAAGTGGGCCGCTGTAGTCAGGTGCTTTCTCATTGCCCTTCTTGTCATTAGGGAATAGGCATCCTATCTTTTGGAATACTTCGATGCGCTTCTTGCCATCTCTGGACTCAGCCATAATGAGTGCTACTTGTCCGTCTTCTCCCATAACATTAAGCTTGCCTTGTAGTATAAGCTGTTGCTCGGGAAAAGGTTTGAAGGCTGCGCCTCTGTTGGTGTTGTCATATTCAGTCATTGCTGTTCTCCTTTTTTGTATGCTCTTGTAAGAGCCATAATATTTTTTCTACTTTATGCTCAAGGTTAGTGAGCCTCATTTTTATTTCTTCTAAATGCAAAACAAATTTTGAAGAAAACATTACCACTTCTCCTCTGGTGGCAACCTAACATCATCTGGCAATTTGGGCAGAACGCTCTTAACCTTTGTTACCTTGGGGTTGGGCATGCTGGCTGAGTTACCATCATCATCTTCTGATGGCAGTCCGAATGCAGATTGTAAGCCATAGCGTTTAGCGTATGTGATACCGCTTCCCATCTTCTGTGGATCAGTAGGGTCTTTGACTAAGACAGGTGTGCGTCCAGTTATATACTCGCCCGACTCATGCATAACAATTGTAGTTACAAAGATGTAATGCTCATCAAAGTCAACAGGCTGTGTAAATGTAAGGCCACACTTGCCAGCTTCTGCTCTGACAGTCTCAATAACCTCTTCAAGACTGGCATAGTTTGATTTGAAGAATGGATTTTTTGCAGTCTTTTTAGCTGCTGCTCCAGTGTCGTGAAACTGGATGAATGCTTTGGTTATGTTCTTTAGTTCCATCTTAGTTCTCCTTGACTGTGATGCGTAATGATCCGCGCTTATCGCGTTTGATGGCCAGAAGATCACAGTATACTTCTCGCTCATCGTCACCAACCATAGCCTTGAGGTCAGACTTGGCTGACTCAAATAGCTTTGCTGATTTCTCTTGTTCGATGTAGTCATGGCATCGGCTGATAAATTCGTTGTCGGCTGATGCATCTCGTTTGACTAGGCCATCGACCTTGATCTTATCTATAGATACAGGTGGCACTTCGTTGTCACCGAAAGGGCGGGTGTCTTCAGTGACATGCCTCCAGAACTCGGTGATGTGTACCTTCATTTTGTTAATGTAATCCCAATCTTTCTGTACATATACAGCAGCCCACTTGCGGTTGCCAAAGATTACAGATAGATAGCAGCCCTTAGCTTGATGTAGCCACATGTAGAACTGCATCTGTGGCATGTACATACTCAAACAATTTTCCATATTGTTTGTTTCGTATGTGTGTTTGCACTCAATGATCTCGTCAGTAAATTTTCTGTCCATCATAATGTGACCATCTACTTGACCCTTGAGAGGCACACCTTCCCAGTTCATCTCCGCTGTAAGGCCATTACCTTCGCCTTTGTGCATGACATGCTGTACTGTTTCAGTGTCAGTGAACATCTGTTTATCAAACCAACGCTTGTTAAAGTGTTCAGTCTCTGAGCCTAGCTGCACTGCTAAATTATCTGAGAGATCATCAGGCTCTGACTTGCCTGTCTTCTCTTCCCACAAAGCAATCCAATCGCCTCGCATGATGCGGTTCATATCTGAGCCGCCTAGAAATCCTAGTCTGTTCATAGTAGTTCTCCTTTTGATTTATTATACTGCAACTATGCAGTTAGATCAAGCTTCTTTCTTAATCATTTCAATAAGTTTATCCATCAAATGATAGTGTTGTTTTTCGGCTGGTCGATACCAATTTTTTTCAAAGTCTGGATTTTCGTATGGGTTATCCATTTCCATTATGTGATTGGTTTCTTTTATTTCATTCAAGATACCAATTAGCTGGTCGCATAAATGACTATCCATGATTAATCTCCTAGTGAAATTTTCTTTTGTTGTAGTGATGAGAGCATCAACTCTCTACGTCTGAGTCTCCACTTGATATGCTTGTGAAACTCTGAGTA